TGCTGGGCTGTACCTGTTAAAGTAATACTCCCTAACGCATAATCTTTAAAGGCTTGCACTTGACCCTCTGTAGCTCCTTTGGCTTTCATCCAGTTACCCATACGACCCAACGCATTCTGGTCTATCTCTTTCTTGGCGTACACTTTCATAGCCATATCTTTAAATGCCTTTGACTTTAACGCTCCACTAAGAGTGACAAATGCTACTCCTCCACCTATTACTCCTGAGGTTACTCCTCCACCAATAGCCGCACCACCTGCTCCAGCTAAAGAAGAAACCATAATTCTCCCCCAAAAAGTAGCTGCACCACCATGCTTATTTGCATTCTTTAGGATAGTCGCCCATTTAGAGAAATGTTCTGCATTATCTGGATATATAGCCTTCAAAGCTCTCATTCCTGATGGACTCCCCATAAAGTTCTGTAAGACAGAGGAGCTACCTTTATTAAGTTGCTCAGTCATAGCCATTTGTAAATACTTTTGCTGCTCCCCTTTAAAGCCTTTATTCCCTGCTAAAGCACCAAGCTCATCCATTTGTTTAAGATGCTCTGCTATCTTAGATGGGGCTTTCTGAGGGTTAGCAAGGATGCTTGACATTAGAGAGGAGGCGTTAGATGCTCTTTCAGCAGAATCCTGAAACTTCTTCTTATCATACATCTTCATATAGTTAGAGTATTCCATATCTAACTTTGATGCTTGCTTAGACTTTCCTGCATCTTTTGCCGCTTGACTAAAAAGCGATCTTGACTCCTTGCTAAGTCCTTGCAATACCTTGTCAAAACCTACATTACTACCTACGCCATTGCTAGATTTGTACGCTTCTGTGCCTAGCTCAGACCTAACTAATCTTAATGTTTTTGTTGGAGTATTAACGCCTGTCTTCATCTGTTGAATGAACATATCTATATTGCCATTCTTTATGCCTAGCTGTGTAGCCTTTTGCCATAACAAAGAGACATCATTAGGATTAACCGCTAACTCGCCCAGATCATCATACTTATCAACGAATGCTTTATTAATATCTTTAAGGACACCTCCAAGACTATCACTTACTGCTGTTGTAGCAGATGCAAAGTCACCAGTTCCCAATACATCAGTAGCCTCCTCTAAAGCACCCTCTTTAGCCGCTTTAGATCCTCCTAGAGTCTCTAGTATCGCTTTCTGTATCTTATCCTTAGCTCTGACTGGCTTCATCATGCCACCAACAACCTTTCCTGTTGTTCTGGCAGCTAACGGCAGGAATACACCTGTAGCCGCACCCACGCCAGCAGCCGTTTTAGTCTGCTCAGTATCATACTCATCTCTAGCTCCAAGCTCTAGCTCCATTGCTTGTTTCTCAGCATCAGCTAGTCCACCCCATACACCACCTACTCCAGCAGGAAAAGCTACCTTTTCAAGAATACCTCTTAATACAGTCTTCCCACCAACTTTTTTAAGTATCTGTACACCTAAGCCGCCACCAGCCCAAGTTAGCGGATCAGTTAATACCGCACCTCCAACCCCTTTAAATTGCTCCCAACCACTCCTAGACCCCTCTCCTGTAGCATTGGTGCGATCATACACATCAAAACGCCTAAGCACTCTCTGAGCCTCTTTAGGTGGTAAATTAGAGAATGATGAAGCTATCTCAACTCCTCCTAATGTCAGGTTGTTCTCAACGGTATTCCAGTATTCAAACTCTTTCTCAACCAAGTTCGCATCCGTATCCTCCCACTCTTTTTCAGTCTCTGACTTCCAATTACTCTTAGCATCCGACATATACTGCTCATTAGATGTGGCGTCACTAAACTTCAGGTCTTTCTGAAATTCAGCCTCAAAAGCAGAAGCAATCTCATCATCGGACGGCTGTGTGTCAGCCTCAAAAATAAGGGATCGTCCGTATGTTGGGTCTGTAAATTTATATTTAGGCATATACTACTCCACTATCTCTACTGTGTATCGTGAGGGCTGATTTTCTGGTACTACTTCCATACTTCCTTCTCCTATATCTACACTGACTTTAGGGATTCCTGTGTCACCTTTCATTGCTGCATCTATCTCAGCCTTTGTAGGGAACTTGATGCCGTTTTCTTTAACCCAGTTTCTCCTATGAGCTTTCCAAGAGCGGATATTAGCTTGCGGATTTATAGAGATGTAATTATTGAACTCTCGCTCCTCTCTAACCTTAAACTTGGCGGCTTCACGCATAGTGCCTAGTATCAGCCTGTTACCTGCTTCTGTTTTAGATAAGCCTGGTGACGCCCCTATAAAGGAGGTCATCTCTTTTCCTGAAATAGCGCCTTTAGTTTGAGCAACCCACCCCATTACAGATTTCATAGAGTTAACCATATACATTTCTGCGCCCGCTGCTATATCTGGCTCTGCCAATCCAAAGGTAGCGAGTAGGGTTGCCATGCCAGCTACAAGATCTCCACCTGTACCTGTAAAGACACCTTCATCCAATAAAGCTAGGGATTGATCTATGGTTGCTATTTGAGAGTCAGCCATGTCCGCATCTTGATATATTTTGTCCTGCGTTTCCGTTAGTAGATTAGCTTCACCTATAGCTCTCCGCCTCGCTCCAGTCTCACCTGCACCAGTCCTCTTGAATTCTTTAGCTATTACAGATGCTTTCTGAGCGCATCCAGCATCTTTCCTCCAATCACAACCCAAAGTGCCGTCATCATTCTCAACCTGAGCAGCAGCAGAGTTCATATATTGCGCCATTGTTCCTCCATCACCCCCACTCTTACCACCCATCATCATTGCATCGTAATCATCATAAACCTTTTGTTGGCAAGCTGTATCACCTGCGGGACATTGGGTAAGCCTCATGCTAAGCCATCTCTGTTTATCAGTAGGCTTACCTGTAGTAGTTTTCTGAGCCTCTGTTAGCTTCCTAGCGGCTTCCATCATCTTATGAGCCATCTCTGTCTCACCCGCTCTTAAAAGCATTGTAGCGCCCTTGTACATAGTCTTAGGGTTAGTTGCTAAGTCATCAGGTAGTGCGTTAAATATAGTCTCTCTAACTTTATCCTTTTTCAGAGCTAACTCTTCTGCCTTACTCTTAATTCCAAATAAGCCGCCTACGCCCCTACCTAAATCACCAGCCGCTTGTGCAGCATAATATACAGGTGCTCTACCAGCAGGTAACTTAGCTATCTGCATAGCCTCATTATCTCTTGCAGCTTGCTCTGCTAGTGTTGTTTGCTCAAATAATCCCATTACTAACTCCTAAAGTATGCTTTTCCAGAATGAACCCTTAGCGGCTTGTGTATCACCTAAATTCGTAAGAGCCGTTGAAGTATTAGATAAGCCTGTATTTATTACACCAGTTAATCCACTACCTATTCCTCTACCAAGCTCTGCTAACTTAATTGGCTGTGCAGCTATCTGTGATGCAGCTTCAATATCTCCAATCTCACGACCTCTGTACAGATCAATCATTGCTTGTGATCTAGCGTAAGCAGAGTTCTGTCTAGCCAAATCTTGCTGACCCTGTGCGTCTAATAGAGCTTGCATTTGAGCACCACCACCACTAGAGCCAAACATTCCCTGTGATACCAAGCGTTTCTCCGCTGCAAGTCTCTGTCTCTCCTGCTCAGGTGCATATAACTCCTGTTCTTTTGCGTAAAGTGCTTGTGCAGAACCAAAAGGATCTTGCTCATAAGGTGCTATAGCCGCTGCGTGACTAGGCGCTCTTGTCATAAATATCTTACGGTAAGCCTCCATTTCAGGAGTAAGCCCCATCATTCCCTGCTGAGTTTCAGGATTAAAAGATGCCACTCCTGTAGGCGCACTAATATCCCAAGGCTGTGCTCTTTTCAATGCCTCAGCACTAGCTTGTCTCTGTGAGGCTAAAGTATTAGCTGCTGCATCTTCTGCTTGCTGTCCCTGCCTGTAGTCAAGGTAAAGACCACCTACATCTTTAGCAACATCACCCCAGCCTCTAGTATCTGTCACTCCCATTTGTGGAGTGCCGTACTGATTCCAACCTGTAATACCTTTTGTCGTATCTCCTACACCAAATAAACCGCCAGCCGTATCTACTACATTACCAGCCGCAGTTCCAAAATCATTCCAACTATTATACCAAGCCATCTTACCTCTCCTAATTAACTGCTAATTTACTGTTACGAACCCTACCACTAAAGACTTTCCTGCTGATATAGCCACCTACAGACAGTACTAGACTACCTATGATAGACCCTTTTCTTGCTGGGCGCACTCTATGCACCATCTCCTTTACCCATAACTTCCATAACGGTCTCATTACCAAGTAAAGTAAGGGGTATTTTTTAGCCGCCTCAACTAGAGGGGTAGCCCACATTAAGTACCCTTTATATGTTTCGTAAGACTCATATTTGATATATTTCTGGCACATCATCCAGTCTGACTGACTTACATCTCCACCATCACGATACATTGTGCAGATTACTGAACCTCCAGAATCACCAGAGTCACCACTTCCACCATTACCAGAATCTGTACCCTCTGAATCAGCACTACCATCACCAGAGTCTACTCCACTTGTATCTCCACCACCAAAACCGCCACCATCAGAACTATCGCCTCCACTATCATTACCACCACCGTAATCACTTGGACCACTATCTGCTAGACCGTAATTATCATCAGTACCGTAGAATCCACCCTCTGCTTCCATATCCGAATAACCATCTACACCCCAGCCACCCTCTGAATCCTGATAGTAATTTGTGATATTTGGAGGAGCTGTAAGATCAGCAGGGTCATATTGAGCACTATACCAATCATTAAACTCTTCTGGAGTCCAGTCATCAACTCCTTTACTCTCCCAGCTAGGAGCGGTCAATTTATCATAAGCTATTGAAGCTAAACCTAATAATGGATTAGCTGCAAGTAAGCCTATATTAGATGCTGTATAATGACTTAAATTCTTACCTGTTGCTGGATCATAAGCTCCGTACTGACCTGCAACTAATCCTATGCCTGCTGATACAGGATTTGTCGCTAAACCATAACCTAGCATACCATATTGAGCCGCCCGCTGTACTTCAGGTGAAAGATTAGATCTAACATCATTAACCATTACGCCAGTTACATCATTAAACATTGCGTTAGCAGGGTCAAGACCAAGAGCCGCCATACCTGCATATTTAGCAGGAGTTGATATAGCCTTACCAAAATCAGCCCAATTATCAACTGTAGGTTGCTCCATCCCAAACTGACTATGGAAATCTTGGCTACCTAACCCTGAACTATCACCACCAAAATCAAAACTATCACCACCAAAATCAAAACTACCACTAGGCTCTCTTTGTAGCATTCCTTGTGGTGTTACTGTAACTGCCTGTGATGATCTTGCTAACTCTCTCTTATTTGGAGTGAACGCCTGACCACCAAAACCATAATAAGTATCAGGATTATTGGTTGGAGTAGTGTAATAAGGGTGAGAGGATATTGACTTCATCCACCAAGGTTGCTCTGTCATACTATCTTCCCTCTGGTTGCGTGAATAATCATACTAGCCATACTAGCCTTATACCCATTAATTACTCCTATCATTTCCAATTGCAATACTTTTGCAGCGCCAGATAAAGCCACTTTATACTCTTTAGGAGACCCAATAGGTGCAAACTTAGCCGCTCCATATAGAGATGCTACATCACCGTAAAGATAGGAGACCGTCCCATCATTAATAACTAATGATCTAGTGCCTTTTACGCTAGAGTAATCCTTGTACCAATTTAAGGCAACTGACATTCCAAACCCACCCTCAATCACCAGATATAATCTCTTCAATATCTTACTAACGGCAGGCTGTTCAAAGTCTAACCAAACAGTCCTGTAAGACCCTTGGTAAGTATTGTTAATATATGCCGCACCATCATACTCTCTATCATGATAACCGTCATACTCAGCTATACGCCCTTTATACTCAGTAGCCCCCTGCCCTAAATACAGCTTACCATCGTATGTAGATAAGAATGATTTAGGCTGTTTATCGTTAGAGAAAGTCCATTTAGTTACTCTTGGTGATCCATCTTCGTTAGCATACTTAAAGTCAAATACATAAGTTGCGTTCTGCTCTGTGAAACTTAGGACATAAAATCCACCACACAAGCAATACATACCCTTAACCTCATCCTTATTTGATGATATGGTAGTAGATATAATCGCATCTTTAATATTTCTAGAGAAATCAGTTAGCGGCATCTTATCCTGAATCTTAGTTCTACTTAAAGCCCTTACGCCTGAATTAGATAAGAATACCAGCTCATCACCTACAGCCTGTACAGAATCTCTAGCTACACAACCAATTCCCTGTATAACTTCATCTAAAGCCATAGTGTCAGGATCATCAGCACCGTTATATATAGCAATATTTCTTCGCCCAAAGATAATTAGCTGACCGTTGAATGATGCTAAAGCCACTATCTCATCACCATCCCATACAGTCTTTAAGTCAACATATCCTGCTGCACCTGTATTGAATTTGTGACCTATTAATGTGTCTGAGTAATAAAGTACATCTTTCCCCTCGCTAACTCCACCAACCCACAATCTACCAAAGTCACCAAGGCATGAGCTGGGATTAAAAGTGGTTACATTATTGGGAGCGTTATATCCAGAGGTATCATCCAAATCCATCCAATCAGTACCATCATAATGAATAGGGATATAATTAGCTTGTGTTCCGTAGAAGTTGCCGTTAAAGTTACAGAACTGCCAGTTACCATCAGTGATAGTTTGAGGTGTTCCTGTAAAAACCTCTAAAGTCATTGTTCTGGGAGAGCCTGTAGTTTCTAATTTATAGATACCACTACCTGCACTTGCAAAAATTGTAGCATCACCTGTAGTGCTTCTATATTCACCTACCGCCTTAACTATAAGCGTATTGCTAGAATCTGTGCCTATATTCTCCGAGACCTGCTTCACGCCTTTTCTTGATGTAATGCGCCCTCTATCATCCAGCATAATATTATCAGCTTTTGTAAGCCATTGAGGAGGTAAGGACGAGTCGTTAGACTGCGTATTTAAACCATATATCCCTAACCCATTCAGCACTAACGGTTGAAGAGGGGCAGCCATTAGATAGTTACCCAGTCATTCGTATTACGAGACATATCTTGTGCTATAGCATCTTTCAATGCCCCACTATAACTCTCCTGTGCTGTACTCACCATAGAGCCACCATCCTCTCCTCGTTCTGCAATAGCTCTACTCCAAGCTCCCAATATAACTATATTCTCCAAGACCGTTAGAGTATCTGTAGCATTTACTAAGTCCTCTTGCGGATCAACCATATTAAAGTCTACCTGATATACTGCATCTGGCTGTGACCATAAATCTACAGTCAGCTCACCAGAGCTAATGCCGTTGATAGAATAATGCGATGGGCGACCGCTAGAAATGCTAGAGGCTGGTTGTTGAGCACGCTTAATCCAAGTATCAGAGACCTCTGTTAGATAAACCCCATTAGACTGCTCTATAACGCTCAGTAAGCGCATTCTCTGTGATGCCCCTGTGATTGTATAGTTAGATGTTCCATTCGCTGTAGTGACTGTCTGAGTGCGCCTGAGGCTACTCCAATCCCAAGCATCCTCTACCTCACGCTTAACCTCATTTACAAAGTCAATAATTAACTTCTGATAATCATCTAGTGAAGTGGTATCAATATACGAGCCAGACCAATCAGAGGAAATACTATCTTCTCTTAATCTTCGTAGAACTGAATTTGCTATCTGTCTTAACGCCATCCATTACTCCTTACTATATCTTTAGTAGCTTTACCCAGTAAGGAGCTTGATATGTAATACCTTACGCTCTTTTACTGAATTGTCAACACTTTTTTAGTTACAACACCTTAACCAATCTCCACCACTTTACCCTCAACCGATTCCACCAAGTATCTTTGATAAACCTGCCTCGTCTGTTTTTTAACTTCACGCTTTAACCTCAACATCAGTCTCTTTGTGTAGATCAGTCTTACTACCCATAACTCCTGAACTACCTAAAACTCTAGCTTCACTTATGTATTTGACTGTATATTCATACCCGTTATAGAAGAACTTGTCACCTAGTTTG